CTGAGGGATGGAAACGGACTCAAGAGAAGAGTAGGGTTAGGCAGCGATCACCAGGTAAGTTCGTGGACATCGCCTTCAGCGATAAACTCGAACTATATCACGGTGAACGCAAGGAGCAGAGTCACACATCAGATGAAGATGTGGGGCACAGTGTGCTACAAAGTAGCACCTGGATTCACGATCCCAAGGTCTTATTCGCCAGAGTTGTTAAACCTGGCGCGTAGACTAACTTATGGGATCACGAGTCATGAGCTCCTCGCTACTGCATGGGAATTAACCCCATGGAGCTGGTTTGCGGACTGGTTCTTGAACATTGGCAATTCTATTGCCGCGTCCAATAATACCGTTCCGCTCGTCAGAACCCGGCCCTGTGTGATGCGATCTCTTTCTGCTGAGAAAGAGTTCGAGATCACAAACTTACCGACGCCGCTGTTCAGTTATACTGGACGGCCGCATGGTAAGAGGACCAGGAAGGAGCGATACGTTGTCGCTCCCACCTTGCCTTTCTCTCTGTCGCTACCCCTGTTTGACGGGGGCAAATGGTCGGTCCTGGCATCGCTTGCAGCCTTGAGGCGCAAGTAAGCGCCTCGACTACAATCTTTGTCAGGAGGTTCCTATGGCTCTTTCTGCCGCGACGATCTCGTTTGCGTCAAAGACGCTGAACAAGATCAACAGTCCCCAGTACGCCTCTGAATACTTATTCAGGGACGCCACCGAGGAGTACCGTGTCAAGATTCGGCATTCTCAAACGAATGCTGGTTTTGATCGGCACAACGTCGAAGCCACGCACACTGTGTGGGGCTCTGGCGGAAACCCGGACACCGTTCGGAAGTCGTATGTGGTTATCGAAGTGAAACCCACAGACGACACTGTGGCACTTACGGCGGCGCTCGCAACTTTTTTGACTGCGAGTACCAACGATGTGCTTACAGAACTGAACGACTGGGAAGTTTAGACGATCGTGAAAATGATCTTCTAAACGCTCTGAAAGATCTAGTCGACCTTTCAGAATTCCGAGTGGACTGAAGTCGCTGCGGACGTGCCGCGTGGGACATTTCAAACTCTGATAAGGAGCTTGTATGTCTAATCGCCACGTTCGGGAACTACTTGAAGTTGTCCATTGCATCTTCCAAGATGCCGTGTACAACTTCCCGACGCTCGCGGGTGAGTTCATCAAAGATGAAATTCGCCTGCGTCGTCTCGTCGAATCGCGCGGCATCAACGCCCTTTGCGTTGATCTCGTGCGTGTCGGCAAGCACCTTGATCGGTGTCTTGCTGACGGTGAGTACAAACTCTCTGGTCTACCGGGCACCGCCCGGTACTCAGGGAGAGTAGTGATCCCGAAGTTTCTTCGAGGACTCTACTTACTCGTATTTGACGAGATGGGACGTTTGAAGGAGGATTGTGATGCGGAAGCTGTTCTCTTCCTTAGACAAATTCTTTTTGTCGCTCGGAAAGTTCAACTCCCGTGTCCAGATTCGGCTATCTCTAATGAAGTCAGAGATTTCCGGATCGTTGATATGGCACTCCCAGAACCGGAAGGTTTTTGGAGTGACGCTTCGCCTCAATGCTGCGACGTTGAGAGAACTTTCCCTACTTTTAGGGCTAGTGATCTCTATCAGTCTCGCATTGCTGCGATGGATACCTCTTCTACCATGAAGAGAGATCTATCAACCCTTCTGATCAATCTAGATAAGATATCTAGATTGATCACCACCACTTTAGGGCCTTATCAGCCCAACGAGTGGAGGTTCAAGCATGGTCCCGGCGCTATTTCTGAGCGGACTGGTCCTACCAACAAGTTCTGTTGGTCGAACTGGTCGGATCGCTTAGAAAACGTGTACCCAATTGCGGATTATGGTTTCCATAATCTTAGCTCTTGGGCTGCTAACTGCGAAAAGATGGAAATTGGTTCTATTGAACCTTCTTCTCGTCTTATCGCAGTACCGAAGACGGTCACTAAGCCTCGGCTAATAGCCGCTGAGCCTAGTGAGCATCAGTGGTGCCAACAGAATCTGTGGCACTACTTCTCTGAACGATCTGAGAAAACCTGGATATCTTTGTTTGTTCGCTTTCGCGATCAAACTAGGAACCAGGAACTCTGCGTTCAGGGATCGGAGGACGGCTCTCTCGCAACTGTGGATCTTTCCGCAGCGAGCGATAGAGTCACCTGCAGCATTGTTGGGCGATTCTTTCGGGTTAATCCCCCGTTAGTTCTTGCCCTCCAAAGCTCACGTACCCGCTTCATGAAGCAAGCCATCAACAGCGATGTTGACGGCGAGTTTCCGTTGAGAAAATTCTCGACGATGGGTAGCGCTTGCACCTTTCCCGTTCAGTCTCTCCTGTTCCTTGCCGTAGCCCTTAGTGCCGTCGCAACCAAGCGAGGCATCTGGGTTAAGACAAGTAATATAAGGAAGCTGAAAGGGGAGGTGGCCGTCTTCGGTGATGACATTGTCATTCCCGTTGACAGTCGGGAGCTGTTGTTCGCTGCTCTTGAAGTTCTGCACTTCAAGGTCAATTCCGACAAGTCTTTTTGGACCGGAAGGTTCAGAGAGTCTTGTGGGGTTGATGCCTTCCGCGGTGTCAATGTGACTCCCGCGTACTGGCGAGCTCCAAACAACGGCAAGCCTGAGTCCACAGCAAGTACGATCGAGGTGCACAATAATTTTTATTCCAAATTTTTACTGTGCACCGCTTCGTACATTGCGACGACCATGCGTGGGGATTCCGTTCCTCGCGTACGAATGGGTTCAGGTGTCCTGGGTCTGAAGTCTTTCCAACGTCCGATCCGCCCCGTTTTAACGAGGTGGAACAAAGGACTGCAGAAAGCCGAGGCTTTGGTAACTACGCTCACTGCGAAGATACCGAAGACGCCGATCCAAGACGACTCCGCGCTATTTCAGTACTTTACTGAAGCACCCAACCCGACCATTATTTGGAAGGGAGGAGTGGCGCAGAGACCTCTAATTCGAAAGAAAAAGAGGTGGGTACCGCTAGAAGATCTCGACTCTGAGTCGAGTACCTAGTGGTGGAGACGGGAAGCACAGGAAATCGCGTC